CAAGGGCATGTCTGACAACAGAGGTTTATGGATACCGCCTGAGATATGGTGTAACGAGGGTCTGAGTTTGGTCGATAAGACCATTCTCGCCCTCGTCCATTCATTCACCGCAAACAGTCTTAAATTCTTCCAAACCAATGACACCATCAGTGAGCAAATTGGAGTCAGCCCAAGCACAGTAAAACGCTCCTTGCAGAAATTGGGAGAACTGGGGCTACTGACCTGCTTGGCTTTTAATGGGAGGACAAGGCAGATAACCTTAACTGATGCGGTTCAAATTGAACCATCTGCAAGGTCAAAAAGAGCTGGCAGCAAGGTCAAAGTGACCAAGCAGACAGGTCAAAATGACCCAGCTGGTGGGTCAGAAAGACCCTATATAAATAACCTTACAAAACCTCTTAAGAATAACGTGAAAAAGAAGGGGGTGAAAAAACAGGAAGTGGTTGGAATGCCTTTCGAAGATTTTGACGACATCTGGGGCCAATGGAAGGAGTATAAAAAAGAGCAACACGCCTTCAAATACAAAGGCAGTAAATCGGAGTTGGGTGCATTGCATCACCTCCAGAAAATATCAAATAATGACAGAGCAACAGCAATCGAAATCATTGGACTTAGTGTCGCAAACGGATACAAAGGTCTTTTCGCCCTCAGAGGTGGAGCAGCAACGAAAAAGCCAGACCTTAACGAGTTTGCGGACTATATCAAAAACGGGAGTATTTAAGGCCACAAACGAACAGGCGTGGATGGAAGGCACAAACGTAATGACTGCGCTCCGTCACGAGCCTGAAAAGACCAGACAAGCGGTGTTCGGGATGGTTGCCAATGTCAGCAATTATTTGGATTTGAAAAAACGGTTAAGCACTGTCGAAGATTATGCTCTGGTAACTGAAATGGTGTTTAATGATTTTCCAACTCTGAAGCTGGAGGAACTCAGACTGGTTTGCGACAGAATGAAAACTGGTCGGTACGGAGAATATTTTGAGAGGTGCAAAGCTGCTGAGTTCAGAAAATGTTTTACCAAACATGAAGAGCAACGCGCCCCAATACTGGAGCGGCAGAATGAGCAAATCACCAGAGGCACAGATGACCCGAACAACGTTCCTGAGTATGACGCGGAGGCGGCGCGGTTGGCTTGGAAGATGAAAAACAATCCATTTTTGATACCAGACAAGAACAAAAAAGAAAAAAAATGAAAGTTTTTTAAGTTTTTTTTGCGGTCAGCTAAGTCAAGCATAGCAAGGAACGAACACTTCTGTTCAGAAAGGTAATACCACACCACACAAAGCGGTTCTGCCTGTTAACGGCAGCTTTTGGCCCTTTACTGAAGTTTGGTTGAAATACACTAAAACATTGTTTAGAAAAGTTTTTTTGGAAGTTAAAGAAAGTTACCCTTACCTTTGTGGGGTCACCAAACGACAAACAAAAAACACTACTGTCATGTATACCAATACTGAAAACTTCTACAACGCTGCTACTCTCCTTGTAAAAGCATTTGCACAAAACGAGCGAAATGGTTTAAACACATATGAATTGAATGAGCAAGTTTCTGACCTTGTGTATTACGCCACACATCGGAAAGTGGCAAACGCTCAAGCTGTCAAGCGTTATTATGACGAAGTTGTTTATGCTCAAAAGCATAACATGATGAAATCACTTGTTGAATTTAGTAAGTGCATGGGACACGCTGCCAATTGTGTTGATGACATCAACCACGCTCTGGAACTGCTTTCAAACCCTTCTTACTTTGGCAAGAATTTACTGGAAGCTGAGGGGTTAAGTGATGACCTGATTTCGGAGGTGCTTTTCAATAAGCATGTGGATGTCATAAGAATGGCCACACGATTTGCTGAACACGCATAAAGGCACACTGAAGATGGCCTGAATGGCCGAAACGCTCAACGGAGCGTCTGTGTCAAACATTAAAACACTGCAAAGATGAAGACTGAAAGAAAAGCTGTTAACTTGCAAATGACTGAGTTTACAAAGATGTATCTGATGGATACAGACTGGAGTGATACGACCACCTTTGGAGGTCAACTGGTTGCCTTGAACAAAGCAACGCTGGCCTGTGAGGCCACAATTTTAAAGCTGGAACGCATGGACGACAACTGGTATAAATGTTTTCCTGAGCCAAAGTATGCCAAGCAACATCCACACCTTCAAACTGCGATAAACGAGTCAAGCCTTATCTGGCGCACATATCAAACTGACATTGATACAAGTATGGCACAACTGAAGCAAATCAAAACCATGTTGACCAAATGACCCTCTGGACACAACATGAAACAATGGCACTGGGAACGGTGCTGTTGTTCATTGCACTGGCTTGGGTTTGCATTCAGCTGTATGAGATTTGGAGAGATGGTTATATTCGCAAGACGGTGCATATCTGCCCAGACACAACAGAACTGATACGGAGAGTCATGGATACACCAAACGAAAGCTGCCAACTGCTTCACTGGCAGGTATTCAAGAATACGAGCCAATTGCAACACGACTGCTGGTACTTGTTTGAATTGAAGACTGGTTCGTATATTGTGGAGCAGTATGACCAAGAACTGAACTGGCAATTTTACGTTCCGCACACAGATTATGTCAGAAGTTTTGCAAAAGTAAAAAATGGGCAGATTCACAATCGCACTCGCTAAAGCTGATAAAGAGTTCAGCATGTATATCCGCAGACGGGACGCTGACAGTCATACAGGAAGAGCCAATTGCTGCACATGTGGCAAGAATGAACACTGGTCGGATATGGATTGTGGCCACTGGATAAAACGGGGGGTAATGATTACCAGATTCGACATACGAAACGCGCACGCCCAATGCCGTGACTGCAACCGATTTCAAGACGGAAAATTTGAGGCACACGAACGGCACCTGCTTATGCTTTACGGGTGGGCTGAAACTGAGGAACTCAGAGAAAAATCTAAGAAAGCTGATGACGCATTTCGCCCCAGCGTGGATTGGTTACTCAGTCAAATGAAAATGTACAGAACCCTGAATAAAGAATTATGAAAGTCGAACTGGTACCTCTGGAGGCTCTGGCCCCAAATCAAAACAATCCGCGAGTAATTCGTGACGAGCAATTTCAGAAGTTGGTGAAGTCATTGAAGGAGTTCCCTGAGATGTTGCAGGTAAGGCCGATAATTGCAGATTCTAACGGCATTGTGCTTGGTGGGAATATGAGGCTCCGCGCTGCACAAGAAGCTGGCTTAGAATCAGTCCACGCTGTCCATGTGGATTGGAGTGAAGAAAAGCAGCTGGAATTTATGATTAAAGACAATGTCGGATTCGGAGAATGGGACTGGGAGGCACTGGCAAACGAATGGACAGATTTACCCTTAACAGAATGGGCTTTACCAGTCTGGAATTTGGAGCAGGCAAAAGTCATCGAAGGGGTCAACGATTTGGACAATGATGAGTGGGTCGGGATGCCAGAATTCGAAGTGGCAGAAGAGGGGCTGAAAATCATCATTCGATTTGAATCAGAACAGGACAGGCAGCAATTTGTTGACCAGCACAAAATGGAGTTTAACCACAAGACGAATGGCGCTTGGTCGACGTGGCATCCATTCAAACCACAACGGGACAGAAACGCATTTCAATACGAATGATTCCGAAACGATTTATTCGGGTTTGGGTCGGGCCGAAACCGATACCAGAACTGTTCGAAGAATGGTGGCAGAAATTTCAAGACCTCCACCCAGATTACGAGTTTAAAACAATTCGTGGATTTGATGAGGTTCCTGTACCAGATTCATTCAAAAAAGCAATTGAAGGTTGCACGCATTATGCTGGCCAGAGTGACATCATTCGGATGCTGGCTTTATACCATATCGGGGGCATTTACGTTGATACAGATATGCTGCCCTTACGGAGCTTTGAAAGCCTCAGAAGTCAAGGTCAACCCTTTCTCGGAAAGCGCAGCGGAAAAGCATTTGAAATTGCTGTGATGGGGTCACCCAAAAACCACCCTGCATTCGGCACGCTGATACAAGCCTTTCCAGCGTATCATGAACGCAACAAACACAGAGCAACGTCTGTGGCAAGTGGTCCAGCGTTTTACAGCAGTGTGTTGTTTGGAAGGCCAGACGTTTTACATTTACCAATCAGGACATTTTACCCATTTGATGGCTGGGGAGGGCCAAAGAAATCATGGCGGCGCAAGATGTTTGAAGACCCAGCAAATTTTCCAAAAAAAATGCTTGCTGCTCATTTGTCAAATCATGGTTGGAACAAGATTTTCTGAATGACAAAATACCCAGTTTACATACCAAGCAAAAACAGAGCGAAATCCGCCCTTACTGCGCGGTGGTTTAAGAAATGGAATGTGCCGTTTTTTCTGGTGGTTGAACCAGAACAAATTCCACTGTATGAAGCTGAAGGCTGGGGTGATTATTTACTGCCATTACCTGAGGACGATATGCGGCTGTTGGGGTCACGGCTTTGGATACGTGAACACAGCATTGAAAATGGCTTTGACAGGCATTGGCAATTCGACGATAACATACGCAGTTTCAGGCGTTTACATAAGCGCGTTCGAGTGCATGTTGACCCATTGAAAGCCATCGGAATTGTCGAGGATTTTACAGACCGTTATACCAACATCGGAATCAGTGGATTTGATTACGAAATGTTTGTGGTTGACACATGCAAAAAACCGTATGTTCTGAACGTCCATGTATACAGCGCATCACTGGTAAATAATCGGATGCCATACAAGTGGCGACTGTATTACAATGATGACACAGACATCTGCTTGCAAGTGTTGCACGGAGGCATGTGTACAGTACAATTTAAAACGCTGATGGTTGAGAAAATGCGAACCTTAACTGTCAAGGGAGGCAACACAGATGACCTGTACCAAAGGGACGGCAGATTGCTGATGGCTCGAAGTTTAGAAGAGGTGTGGCCACAGTACGTTGAAACGGCTTGGCGGTTCGGAAGACCACAACACAGAATTAAGAAAAACTGGAACCAATTTACGACTCCGTTGAAACGTAATTTGGAACTGGATTGGGACGCAATCAAAAAAACACGATATTCGTTTAAATTGAAGCAGCATCGAGATACAGATTGCTGGCAAATGAAAAAATACCGAGATGAGCAAAACGAACAAAACTGAACACAAAAAAAAGGCAATGCTGAAAGCCTTGGAAGCGTCACTCGGTGTCGTTGCTCAAGCGTGCAAATTGGTCGCCATTGGTCGGACTCAATTTTACCAGTGGATGCATGACGATATAAACTTCAAAATTGCTGTTGAAGAAATTGCAGAAGTGGCCGTGGATTTTGCAGAGTCAAAACTGCACAAACAGATTGAAGATGGCAACACCACAGCAACCATTTTTTACCTGAAAACAAAGGGTAAGCATCGGGGGTACAGCGAGCATACTGTGGTACAGCATCAACATCAGCCAATCCTTGAATGGGACAATGAATGAACCGCACAAAAATCAAAAAGCATCTTGATGAAATCTTCAGCCATTATATCAGACTTAAGCATGCCGATGAATTCGGAAAAGCGAGGTGCTGGACGTGCGACAAAACTGCGCCATATCACAAGCTGTACTGCGGACATTTCGCAAGCCGAAAATACCTGCCAACACGCTGGGACGAACGCAACTGCCGACCACAGTGTTATGCCTGCAATATGCTCAGAGGTGGGGAGCAGTGGAATTTCGGAAAACGACTTAACAAAAGAAGTGCTGGCATTGCAGAGCGAGTCTTTGCTGAGGCAACAGGTGGACGCAAATGGACAACCACAGAACTCTGCAACATGGTCAGCCATTATCGAGAGGCACTTGTACGAGAAATCAGACGGACACAACGACAACGTGCTGGAGTTACGGAGACAACGATTAAGGTTGCTCACAGACACCGCGGACTGGCGATATTCAACCAGAATAAAGACCGTGAACAAGAAGTTATTTAAAGCAACAAAAAACCTGATATATGACCTTGACAGATGATTGGGCAATGAGCCAGATGGTGATTGATTGGATGAAGGCAAATCTGAGGCCCGATATATGTGTTGTCGAGTTGGGTGGAGGCACAGGAAGTTTTCGTATACATGAACACTTTGAAAACGTGGTTACGGTGGAGCATGACAGGAAGTGGGCGAAGCAACTAATTAAGGAGGGGCTGCCCGTGTTATATTGTCCACTCGAAGGAAGTTATTACCGCAAGGACGAACGCCTTTTAAAGCTGATACGCATGGCAGATGTTATCATTGTGGATGGGCCACCTGCTGACAAACGATTGGGCTTTTATTCTTATTTGAAAGAGGTGAGGAACAACGCTGTGCTGGTCTTTGATGACACCCACAGAGGGTACATGAAGAACTTATTACGGCACGTCACAATTACCACAATTCGAGATGGAAAACGTTTAACAACGATTCAACGTGCCAACAATGAAGACCGCCCAGCGTCCTCGCCCATGGGCAACAAAGCACCCACAGAGCGAGGAGATAAAGAAGCTGTACCACACACAGAAATGGAGGCTGTATCGCAAGCGTTTCTTGAGCATCCAACCACTGTGCAAAATGTGCGAAAGAAGCGCAAACGTGTGCGACCACATAATCCCAATAAGCATTCGTCCTGACCTCTTCTGGAGTGCAAGCAACCACCAACCACTCTGTGACAGTTGTCACAATAAGAAGCGTGCTACGGACGATTAGAATAAATCGAATGGGGAATGGGGGGTCGGAAAAAGAACTCAAAAAATCCCTTTCACCGCCATTGACTTGCTTTTATGCGGGCTTTCTAAGGCAAAAGGGTAAAATCTAACTGATGGAATACATGACCAAAGCCCAGCAAAAAAAGTACCACGAACTGGTCGAGAAGTGGGCGAAATACAAGGAGATTGATGTCAGTGATGAACTGCGTTTGGAAGTCATGTCCTGTGTCATTGTGGAGATGGAAAAACTGCAAGAATTTGTAAACGCAAACGGGCCGACTTACACGCACAAAGCCAAGTCAGGAGACATCATCAGCAGGGCCAGACCAGAGTACCAGCAATTGCAGGAGTGCAGGCAGCGTGTTGGGGTCTTGGTCGATAAGATGAATACAACCACAAGCAGCACCCATGACGACATCGGAGATTTCATTGCCATGTAACTGGCGAGAGGGCGATTTTTTTTACCAAGAAAAAGCAGACCATGCGATAAATTTCATCGAGAATTATTGCAGTCATGTCAAAGCTGTAAGCGGTAGATTTATTCTGGAAGACTGGCAGAAAAATGACATTGTCGGGCCACTGTTTGGCTGGCACAGAAAGGACGGTTTACGGAAGTACAGATTCTGTTATGTGGAAATTCCCAGAAAAAATGGCAAGTCCAGTTTGTCGGCAGCAATTGCCTTGTACATGCTGACAGGACTGAATGAGCAAGGAGCAGAAATAATCAGCGCGGCAGGTGACACAGCACAGGCGAATATCGTTTTTGATGTGGCCAGTGGAATGGTCAGCCAAAGCAAAACGCTGAACAAGGCTTGCAAGATTTTTCGAAACAAAATCACATTCAGAAATTCATTTTACAAAAGCATCAGTTCTGAGGCAAAAACAAAGCACGGATTTAACTGTTCTGGTGTTGTCTTCGATGAATTACACACCCAGCCGAATCGTGAGTTATTTGACGTTCTGACGACTTCAGTTGGCTCCAGAAAGGAACCTCTGATTATCAGCCTGACAACAGCTGGACACGACACAGCTTCCATCTGTTACGAACAGCACGTTTATGCCAAGCGCGTACTGGCAGGAGAAATCGACGACCCGACATACCTTCCTGTCATTTACGCGGCTGACCCTGATGACCCATGGGACGACGAAGAAACATGGAAAAAAGCAAATCCAGGATACGGCACAATCTGCCGAAAAGATTATTTCATTGACCAGCGAAATAAAGCCCGTGCAAACCCGTCAAACATTAACACATTTAAGCGGCTGAACCTGAACATTTGGACTGGCGCATTTGATGCATGGATTTCTGATGAAGAATTCATGCGAGGTGCTGCTCCATTGCCTTCAGATGAGGTGTTGAGAAAGCTGCCCTGTTATGGGGGTTTGGATTTGGCTTCGACCCGTGATTTAACTGCCTTTGCAATGGTCTGGTACGATACAGATAAATATTATCTGAAAGTGCATCAGTTTGTGAATTCAGAAGCTGTTGAGAACAGAAGCAGTGGGGGTGGTGTGGATTACAGCAACTTCCAGCGTGATGGTGATTTAACAATTACTGAGGGCAATGTCACAGATTATGATTTTGTGAAAGCATACATCGTCGAAGCGCATTCAAAATTCAATTTTCTGGCCGTAGGATTTGATAGAAAATTCTCGACATACATAACCCCACAACTGGAGGACGAAGGCGTTCCAATGTACCCATTCGGGCAGGGATTTTACGACATGAGTTACCCCACAAAACAACTGGAAATGGCGATTGTGGCTGGCAATTTGTTTCATGGGGGCAACCGCTGCCTCAGATGGCAATTTGGCTGTGTTATTTTGAGCCGTGACCCAGCGGATAATATCAAAGTCACCAAGAATAAAAACAAGTCATATCAGATGGTCGATGGGGTGGTTGCAACTGTCATGGCCTTTGGAGAAATGCTGAAAGACACTGAAAGGATGGACAGTTTAGAAATTTTTACCTTGTAACCAGAAAATCAACGATTCGAATGGCAAATTTTTTCCAGCGTGTTGGCACGCAATTACGACGGCGCATTGGGTATTATGACGCAGCAGATTATGACATTCAGCAAGGTGTTGGCGCGCTGTTTGGCAACGCTGTAAACGTCACAGAGCGAAATGCCTTGACCATTGCAGCTGTTTACGCATGTGCAGCAAAAATAAGCAGCACAATTGCTGGGTTAGACGCTGAGATTTGGACAGATGAAAACCGCACCAAAATTCCTGCAATTTCGCATCCTGTTTACGAGTTACTGAAATCCAGTCCGAATGATTATCAGACTGCTTTTGAATTCATGGAAACTGTAACCAGTTACGCGGTTTTGAGGGGTAAAGGTTATGCTGTTATCGAACGGGATGGTTCAGGTTATGCAACTGCATTTCACTGTGTCGCAACAGAGGATGTTGAAGAGGTAAAAACAACCAGCGGAAGGGCTTTCAAAACCAAAAACCACGGTATCGTTTTTCCAGAGGATATGCTGGAACTTTACAACATGCAACGCAGGTCGCCAATTGCATTGCATCGGGACAATTTGGGCCTGAGTGTTGCTGCCAAAAACTTTGGAAAAAAGTATTTCGAAGATGGCCAGTTGACGGGTGTAATTTCTACTGACCAACCGCTGCGAAAAGAGCAGATGACTGAGGTGCGAGACAACTGGAGAGCGCAAGGCAGCGCAGGGGTTAAACTGGTGCCGCATGGATTGAAGTATCAGAGGATAAGTATATCGCCAGATGAGGCTCAGTTTTTGGGGGTGCAAAAGTTCCAAGCTGAAGAGGTTTGTCGCATCTTCAATGTGCCGCCATCTTTAATTTGGCTGGACAATCAAACCACGTACAACAATGTCGAGCAGCAACAGATAATGTTTGCCAGACAAACGATTGCCCCTTGGGTGCAGAGATGGGAGCAGGAACTGAACAGAAAAGTGCTTCAAAAACGAGAGCGCGTGAACCATTACGTCAGAATGAACATGGACGAAATGTACCGTGGTGACATGGGGGCGAGGGTCAAGTATTACGAAGGCATGACACGCCTCGGAGCGATGAGCATAAACGAGGTCAGAAACCGTGAAAACATGAACCCAGTACTGGGAGGCCAAACGCATTTCGTTCAGGTCAATCAAATCAGCTTAGACCAGTTTGGAACATACTCAGAAAATTTAGCCAATTCAAACAGCAGTAACTTGCCAGAAGAAGCACCAACAGAAGAAAATTCAGATGAACAAAAAAACACAGGATTTGGAGGCTGAAATTCGCCAGAAATATGGCGAAGATGTTGAAGTCAGAACCATGGAGTTACGAGCGTCAGAAAACGCTGACTCAGACAACATGGTACTGGAAGGATACGCAGCCAATTTTGATACAATAACAGACCTTGGATTCTTCCAAGAACGAATCGCAAAAGGGGCATTCGATAACGTCTTAGAAGACGATGTCAGATACCTGCTCAACCATGACGGAATGCCGCTGGCACGAACCAAGAATGGGACGTTGGAATTACGGGTCGATGAAAAGGGTTTGCATACCCGTGCTGTACTCAGTGACACGCAGCTGGGTCGGGACACATACAAAGCAGTAAAGCGTGGCGATATTTCCGAAATGTCTTTTGCTTTTGTGATTGACAAACAGGACGTGGATACAGAGCGCAATCTCAGAACAGTAACGGCAGTCAAGCGTCTGTATGACGTTTCAGCAGTGACTTACCCAGCATATCCAACCACCACACTGGAAGCGCGGTCAGCATTTGCGTCTCAAGACGCTTTAGAGGACAAACCACAGGTCATCGTTGCAGATGGGCAAGGTTACACCATACACGACCAGAACGATGAACCTACGGCGGCTAAGGAAGAAAGCGAGGAAAAAATAATCCGTACATTTACTGAAACCACATCGAAAGAAAAAAAGAAGATGAATATCAACGATTTAAAAGGGCAGCGAGCTGCTTATTATGAAGAGTTTGTCGCAATTGGCAAGCTGGTCGAGGCAGAAGGCCGAGGCATCACAGAAGCGGAGCAAGAGCGCGCCGACAAGCTGAATGGATATGTCGAAGAAATCGACCAGAAGATTCAGCACAAAAAGCGTGAACAGGAAATGGTTGCTCGAATGGCTCAAACAGGCGTTTCAAGCAGTTCAGAACAGAAGGATGTTTCGGCAACGAATTATCGGTTCAGTTTGACCCGTGCGATTAACGCAATTGCGAATCAGCAAAATTTGGAAGGGGCCGAAGCAGAATGGACAGCGGAAGCACACAGTGAAATGCGTCGCCAAGGCTTGCAGCCGAATGGCCGTGTTGCCATCCCAGCTTTTGCCATGCGTTCAGGAGCAGACAACTTCACAGCAGGTGGAGCAGCGTCAGGAGGCACAGCTTCAGACGGTTCAGGATTCGTTCAGACTGACGTTCCTTCAGCAATTGAAGCACTGCGCGCGCCGACAGTTATTGAAACACTTGGAACGCAGGTAATCAATGCAACTGGCAATTTGAAATTCCCACGGATTTCAGTCAAAGGCGGAGTAACTCAAGAGACAGAAATCAGTGCAGATACTGGTGCTGGTTTGGAGATGGATGAGGTGACAATGTCACCAATCCGAGTCGCCACGAATACCAAGTATTCTCAGCAATTAATTCTTCAGGGAGGCCCAGAAGTCGACCGTTTAATCGCTGGAGATTTGAACAAGGCAATGAATGAGCATATCGACACAGCAGCCTTTGCCGCTGTACTTGCAGGTGCTGGTTCTGACTTGACAACATCTGGTACGGGCGATACAGAATTTGATAATGACATTGCTTTGGCAATGGAAGCAGCTGTACTGGCTGCTGGTGGTAATTTGGCAGCAGCGAATTACGTTATGTCGCCATTTGCTTACCGTCAATCAAAACAGATTGCACAGGTTGCCGCTGTCAGCGCGCAGTTTGCCAATGGTAAGTATAACGGATACGACCCAGTTGCAACAATGCACCTTGCTGATGAAACCCCTGGTTCAGTTGGCCAGATGATTTTTGGCAATTTCAACCAAGGTTTGTTGCTGGCATATTTCTCAGGAATTGACTTACTGGTTGACCCGTTCACCTCAGCAGGAACAGGTCAGATTATCTTGCACTTGAATCGATATTATGACGTTGCTGTTCGACAGGCAGGAGCGTTCTCGGTGTGTACAGATTTGAAGGTTCCAGCATAAGTTTGGTTCAGGTTAGGTTAGAATGGAAAGGGGGTAGGCATTGCGCTTACCCCCTTTTTTCTGTCCGTTACAGTCAGATGTCTTGGCAGATGACCCTTACCCCTCGGTAATGAAGTCAACCGCTTTCATGGCGTGCGTGGCAGCAGAGAGGGCCAGCTTTGGGTCGTTCTCCATTTTTGCAATCCATCCGTTCACGTATGCTTGGCCATTGTCAGTGTCAACCTCAAGACCACACAAGGCAATCAGCATCTGAGCCCCAATCTCAGCGACCAGTTCCTCCTTGGCATACTTGTCAGAGCCAAATGTCGTGTCCATGTTGGTAACAGCAGCACGCTTGAGGCATTGCTCCGCACCAGTGGAGTGTACCAATTCATGAAACAGTGTGCCGTAATAATAATCAGCAGTAACAAATGAGTTCATTTCAGGCATTTGCACATGATGCGCAGAGGGTCGGTAATAAGCTTGGTCACCCCCATGGCTCAGTGTTGGCTTGACAGCGTTTGGGTAATTGGTAAAGATGCCTTCAGCGCGTTCAATTGGCTCAACCACCTTTTCAGTATCGATTTCAACCTTGGGCCGTATGGCTTCAATGTTTTCGCATTCAGCAATGTTGAAGACGTTGAACCACTTTGCAGAAAAATTCTTTTGGCATGCATTGGGGTTGATGCCAGCTTTCAAAACAGCTTTCTCATTTGGGAACCATTGACCCTCAGGGCTTTTGAATGAGACAGACCAGAAGACCACAAACTCAGATTTAGCACCTTTCTTGACATTGCCACCCTTGTCAGCGCATTGCTTGTAAGTCAACCACTCGTTAAACTCAAAGCCTCGTTCAGCACATGCAACACTCAGCAACAATGTGTTCACACCCTTGTAAGGCTTTTCAGTTGCGTTGTTAATTGGCATTTCCATGCCCTCAGTGGCCCATGGTCGAAACCACTTCAATCCGTCTCGTTGCAATCCAGCAACAATCTTGTCAGTTACTCTTTGGTAAACATCAATTTTAGCTTCTTTGGTCATGTCAGTAGTGTTTTGTTGTTTGACTTGGGAGCAAATATAAGGGTAAGAATATTTAACTAACAACACTTGACCAAACTTTATTTTTGTTGAGACACAAAAAAGAGGGGCCAAGGCCCCCCTTTCAAGGTGGTTCAGAAGTTGACGCCCTTATTACAATGCAGATGGGTGGATTGCTTTATCCCGAAGCGTGTGGCCTTTTTCCATGTTTACAGTTTGGCTTTCCTCCATGTCTTTCAATCGCTCCTTAAGGGTTGCAATTCCCTCACGTTGCCGACGCAAATCTCGTTGCAGCTTTTCCATTGTTTCCGCATCATCTCTTTGCTCAAAAACATCCAAGCAATTCAGATTGTCTTTCATCGCATCTGTGTAACGCATGACCCGATAATCTTGTCGGTCAGTATGTATCATTTCAAACGTCACAGCCCACAGGTGGTCTTCATATAC